ATCTAAATCTCTTATAATACCAAACTGTCTGTAATCATTCTGTACCATGACACCATGATTCTTTTCATTATTTATAGTAGATGTAAACATCAAAGTATCTGCAAATAACTCTTTAACAGGGTCACTCCCATGACCGCCGCTTGGAGAAATAATAGCTGATACATTAGAGTTAGCACCGTTACCTGTTATGGTAACATTTGCAAACGTATACCCTACCCCAGGTGATTGTATTGTAATATAACTAATTGTATTATTCGCAAGCACCACATTTCCTGCAAACCCTGACCCGTCTCCAGTAACTACTACGTTAGCGTAGGAATAACCACTCCCTACGTTGGCTATTCTAAAAGCATGAATACCCCCATCAATAGCTGATAATTCAACCACAGTCTGTAAAGTATCTAGATCATCTACTGAAAGATTAGGAAAAGCATTAGCTCCACTACCAGTAGCACTTGCAAAAGTTATTTCTAAATGAGTATACCCATTGCCGCGCTCTTCAATTATAACATCTTCAATCTGACCAGAGGCATTAACAAAGGGGGTAAGAACTGCACCTGTACCGTCACCAATTAAGGAGATGGTAGTATTTAAGTTTGATGAGTAATTAACACCACCGTCTTCAATTAGTACTCTTTCTAATTGCCCGTTAACCAATACCGGGGTAAGGACTGCGCTGGTGGAAAAGTTTAAATTAGCTGTAGCATTAGAAGTAGGTTGACTGTTACCTGTGGTTGCTATACTAATAGTAGTATTTGACCGGGCTGCTGGTGAATAGCCATTGCCTTTATTAGTTAGTGTAACTCCTACAATAGAATTACTGGTACTACCATAGACTAAACTTGCAAATGCGTTAGCTGTAGGTTGAAAAGCTCCTGTAGTTGCTATAGTTACAGTAGTATTATTTCTTACATTGGTAAAGTATCCAGTCCCGGTGCTGTAAATACTTACATTACTAATATTATTAAATTCACTGTGTCCAGAATAACCTGAATTGTTAATTCTTATATTTGCAGATTTATACTTTGCACCTACGTCATCTATTAATACTTTAATAATTTCCCCTGATGTATTAAACACCGGTCTAATATTAGCAATTGAATTACCAGAACCACCAGTAAATTCACCAAGCACTGAAAGAGAAACTAATGCGTTACCGGTGTAGCCTGAACCATTGTTATCTATGGTTATGCTGCTTACTTCACCCTTTGAATAAAAAGTATTAGTTACCGCCCGTTGTACAGGCATGAAAAAAGGTGTTAAAAATCTGTTTTGAGCAGATAGAGGGATTGTATACAAATATTTCCATACATACCCGTCGGCTGTGGTAAGGGTTGTTAAATCTTGCCCGGAAGGTTCAACAGTAGAAGCTGCTCCATTATTATTAAATATACACTTATATACTGCAAAGGTACTAGTCAGTATATAAAATTTAGATGTCTTTAGACTAGTAGCACCAGATTTTGAAGTAAACGATGAACTGTAATTACCATCGTATTGATCGTAAACTGTACCAGTTTCCCAATTATACCTAGGTACAACAAAAGACACATCTCTTAAATTTATTCTTTTAATACCTAAGATACCATTTCGCGTGTAGTCTTCGTAGGCTTGAGTTACCTCGGGTGTCTCAGGGGTTGTAGGTACAGCCCATTCTAATATATTACCAATAAAATAGTAATAGTTAGCTCTACGAGACAAAAACTCATTATATACCGATTCCACCAATGAGCGGTGAATGGTATCTTTTAAAAGAAAAGACATGTTATGCTACAGTAACGTTCCAGGTAATAACAATAGTATCCCCTGCTGCTTTATTTACTGTACTGAAGGTTGTACGGCATAGCATATTACCTGTAGAGGAAGCATTTAATATAGCGGCTTCTGTAAGAGCACCAGTCCCTGTACCAGCTGGAAAAGTAGCCACATAGGTAAGAACGTTAGATGTACGTGCAGTAGAGTCAAATACTACTCGACCCAATTCTCCACCTAATGCAGTTTGACCGGTGGCAGCAGCGGTAGCATCTGTACCTACTGCCATGTGACTGGGGATAGCAATGGTGTTACCAATCAAGCGGGCAGCAATAACTTGCTTTCCTACCGCTACTACCAAATTATCTATCTTACGATAATCTTTTTGAATACCTTTTTCATCAAGAAGAATAACTTCCAGATTACCTTTAATACTTACTGATTCTGTAAACATGTTTTTTCCTTAAAAAGTTCTTTTTATATATTTATATTACTAAAACGTGATCACTGGTGTACCAGCATAAATTTCATTAAAGTAATCAGTTGCATAATCTACAATTATACCTGAACCCGAATCTGTGATAGAAACATTACTTAAATTATTATCAATATTTTTACTAAATACCTGTAGTAACTCATCAGAAAGGGATTGATTGTCAGATAAATTAGACCCCGTTACAAAATTAAAAGATTCCAATACTGTTACATTGTCTGAGAATGCCGCAAGATACTGTATTAATGTAAATGACTCTGAAATAGTTACAGTATCTGATAATGGTTTATAAACATCTAAAGATATAAAATTATCAGATACGCTTAAAACATTAGCAAGGGGTTTTTGTAATTGATATACTCTACTATCCAAAATATTAAATACACTATTAAGTTGTGTATATACGTTTTTAGAGGAAACAACTTCTACATTTGCACTCACATTAGCAGTAGTAGTTAGAACTCTATTTACAAATAAATTGGTACCAGCTTGATGAACTAATTTTTTTACTAAATCATAAAAGACACTTATATCAAGGTCTGATTCAATTTGATAAGCAAACGGTTGGTATAAATTTCTATCTTGTATTCGTACATCTGGTTCAGATAGAAAACCCTGAGTAGCAATATATTCTCCAGGGTATCTTGCTATTGCGCCAATGTCAAAACTAATTATTGCATCAGCAGGATTAGAAGCGCTTACAGTAGTGGTAGATGTAATTAGTTGGGAGGTAGTAGTTGAAGAAGATAATAAATCACCTGTGTATGCGAAAGGGGTAACATAATCTGAATCAAAATATCTATTTACATTTGCGATAGAGTGTATACTTACTAAGGAAATGTTTTCTTGAAATCCCCCTGTAGTGGTAGTAAAGTACTTGGTAGAAGATACTGTTCCCAGTTTATTGGATAAAAAAATAGTAAAGTTGCTGTTATAATTATAACCAAAGTTAATAAACTTCAATGCCTGGATAGACCCGTTAGCACCGACCCTGGTAATTCTAACTAAAGTATCTTGACCCCCAACAGTAAGATTAAATACATCTCCTACTCTAAACCCAGTACCCCCGTAGCTAACTTGATAGCTTGTAGTAGTGGGTTTTATAGTACCGGTAAAAACAGTACCGGTTGAGGCATTTACTAAAACTTCATCGTTTATTTCAAAAGGTACATTAGATTTACTATTATAAAAAATTTCATATAAGTTTGAAGAAATATTTTTAACTCTTATTATTGCTGCGGAATATTCAATATTATTCTTAAAAAAAGTTAAGAATCTATCTGTAATTCCTTCTACACTTCCGCTAGTTAAGTAAACACGTATTGAAGAACGCTGGTTCCAGCTACCATCTGAAGGCCTTAATACAAAGTCATAAGGGTGATTGGAAGAGGCAACAGTATCATATAAAACTTTAAAGAGTGTCTCGATAGATAAAGCACTACCTTTTGCAGCATACAGCCCTTTAATTTTTTTAATTAAAAGAGGTTTATTGACTAATAAACTTACAGGTAAGTCTTTAGCATAATTTGTTAAAAAATAATTAACAAACGATTCTGTAGTTTGATCTATATCACTGTATTGTCTTGCATTTTGAACAAGCTCTAAAGCACCCTGGTCTTGTTCTAAAAACTGATAATAATATTGTAAAAACGCAACAAAAGTTGTATAGTCAGATCTGATAAACTCAGGTAGCTGACTACTTACAAGCTCTGATACTTTGTCTTTAATTCTAGTTGTTGACATGTTATACTAATGCAGTAACCGTTACTGTAGTGCCAGCAACCAAGCCACCAACTTTATTCGTTGTTGTATCATCTTGTACAAGAACTTCATTTCTAGAAACTACTAGATTATAATTACTCTCCTGAATGCTACCAGTAATACGTATATCAGTTACACCAGCTGGTATACCTGCCGGTGTAATATTGGTCAAACTAACTACACCAGTACCATAATTAATTGTACCTACGTTAGATAGTAATACCGAATCATTAACTATATTAACAAGTCTCAATGTACCTGACCCTGTATCGCTGGCTGGAGAGGTATCAGGTAAATCAGTAATTTTAACTAAAAAAGTTACATTGTTAATTATAATATAAAAATAACTTGATATAATAGAACCAGGTTTTAATGGATTTCTAAATTTAAGAGCAGTATCCCCAGTATACAAATTAGTTGTATTGAGGGTAGGTATGATTCTTCTTTGTAATTTTAAATTAACTAACGCACTGGTAATAGAAGAGTTCTTAGCTAAAATTGCATTTGTTAATGCTGAATGAATATAACTTTTATTAAACTTTTGTAAGTTGGTAGAAAAATAATCCGCAATGGCAGTATTAACTTGGGATTTAATCTGGTCTGATGATATAGTGGTAATAGAAGAATTATAGACAATATCGGCAGTTATATTAACATAAAAATATGTCGGGTCTACAAATTCAGGAATAATTGTAATACCTTGTTTAGATTTTAAGATATTGGTTTTAATACTATTTTTGGTAGCGTCTGATATAGTAAATCCAAAATAGGGTTTTAGAGAAATTAATACTTTACCGTAATAGGGGGGATCGTTATCTTCACCGCCCCATACTGATACAGACTCTGCACCTGCATAATTAGCTAAAATTAAAGCTTCATAATCGGTAGTTGTTACCGCTCTATTTTTTGATGCATTGACTCTAGGTGCATTAAATTTAATAGAGGTAATGCTCTCAGAATCTGCGCCACCTGTAGAGTTACTATTTACTGTAATTGCAATAGAACTTGATCCACCTATAGTGGTACCGGCTGTAAAAGATTGAGTAACAGTATTAGACACATTAACTACAGTACCTGTTGCAACCATGTACTGAATAGTAATAATATTACCAGCGGTTAATTTTTTACCAATAATACCATCACCAAAATAAATCTGATATTTTCCTTGCGGGTTTTGTTCAAGATAATATACCTTTGAAGTACTATCCAAGCCTGTAATATCAGTTGTTAAAGCATACGTGCTGATGGTAGTATCTGAAGATGATGTTTGGATACTAACTTTAATAGTAGTAGTGTCTACAGCATCATTAGGTATTTCATACTTTGCAACCGGGGTAGTATCTGATACTACGTAACTGTAACTTAGCAGTGTTCCTTCTGTAACGTCAACCCCGGAAAAGGTATATGTAGACCCTACTCTAGAAGCAGTCTTAGCTTCGGTAGTCAAAAATGTATAAGTTGCACCATTAACTGTAGATGTAAATGGTGTATAGCGATCCATTGTTAAGGATGCAGGTAACCCCGAAGGATTTGTTACTACAATATCTAAATTTGCTACCGCTCCTCTTGCTGATACAGGTGTGTACCCTAGGTGTTTAGCAATAGATACGGCAGATGACCTTTTCACAGCAGAATCTAAAAACATTTCATTAACCACCATATTTGCTAAGTAAGCGTTATAGTGTGTATTGTACGCTAAGATATCAAGTAAGGTTGATAAACCTGATCCTTCAAAATCATAATCCGTAAACTCGGACTGAGCATGCAAATAGGTTTTTAAGTTAGTCTTAATTTGATCGAAATCAAGTTCTGCTATTCGTAGATTAGACATTATCTTACTCTTGTTATTAGTGTTGTTAAAGTAATAGGTCTATCAGAGTTATTCAGTCTAAAAATAATATCACATACAATTTCATTATTGTCTGCTTTTTCGCGTATTTTAACTTCTAACACTGTCGCTCTTGGCTCAAACTTATTGATAGTATCAATAATAGATCTCTTCATGACTTGGGCAGTCACGGGGTTAAAGTTTTCAAATAAAAGACCATGAATCTGACATCCAATTTCAGGATGAAAGGGACGCTCGTAGTTCCTCGTAGATATTAAATTTCTAAGAGATTGTTTAACTGCTTCTTCATCATTCTTTCGTGTGACATCACCAGTTACCGGGTGAGAGGAAAAAAGAAGATTAAAGTCTGAATATTGTCTGGTATTTCGTGTAGCCATGTTTATATTTATATTAGCTCGCGAACACGTCTGAGCTTCCTTCTCGGATACTATCGTTTCTAGTGTCTTTATCACCTATTCTAGCAACACCTTCACCGTTTGCAAAAACTTTAGAACTCCCACCTACCATTGTATCTAGGCGTGTGTCTTTATCCCCAATTCGAACAACCCCTTTACCATTTACAAATACAGTGGTGCTTCCAATATTTTTAGTGTCATTCCTGGTGTCTTTATCACCAATTCTTGCAACTCCGGCCATTATGCTAACTGGGTCAAGCCCTGAGAGTGAGTTTTATGGTTGTGGAAAGTTAATACTTGACTTCTATTCTTTACAGCATAAGAAATATGAATCCATGGATTGTTAGCGTAACTACAATACTCTAATATCATCTGGTCGTATTTAAGAACTTTTGCAAGTTTAGTAGCTATTTCAAAGTATTCTTGCTTTGTAATACCTTTGAACTGAATATCAACGCCTTGACCTAATGGGTGTTGTGACGCCTTAGCATTAGATGCGTTTCCGGGATCTCTAAACGCAGATGTAACAAACATATTAGGGTATATCTTCTTTACTGGTTCAAGCACATTAAGTGCTATAGCTTGAAGATTAAAAATGATCTCCCCGTAAGTAGCTTTTTCATGACCTCGGACAGGATCCCGAGTAACTGCTGCTTTATTAGATAACATTTCAACTGTAAAGTTTGGTGACAAGTTATAGTTGCCAGGTAGCTGAGTTACAGTTTTTAACTTAACATCCGGTTCTACAAAGTTCTGTTGTTCAGACTCAACTATCTTATTATCTACAGCTGCAGGCGGGGCACTAAGATCTGCAGCATTAGCAAAGCCTTCACTTATAATTAAATTCTTTTGCGTATTAAAATCATCAGTCGATTGAGTCTCTTCTTCTAGTGTAATTGAGCGATTATCAGCAAGTGAAAGAACTAGAGGGTCTGTCTTGTCATTATCTGTAATATCTTTTCTACCTGCAATCACACCAATATTAGATGAGCCTGCAATACTGCTCTCTAAAGAATCGGATGCAGCAGTAGCGTACCCTGATTGTAAATACGTTTTTGTACCATCAAGGTTAATATTATCACTTGATAATAGGTTAATTTTTGCTCCAGCATCAATATTAATTTCATCTGCAGATTTAATATTGATAGCCCCGGTTGCCTGGGTATATACTGCACCTGTTAAAAAGTCATAAAGATTAACAGCTTGTAATTTAATATCAGCATTGCTACGTATATGCGTATTTTCTTTCGAATGCATATTCATTGTTGTAGCTTTTTGATTCATCGTATAGTATGCTTCAATGTTAACATTGCCACTTGCGATATTAAATTCCTCTACTGCAGATAAGTTAAACGTTCCACCAGCCTGTGCAGTAATATCATTGTGACATGTAATATTAGTATCACCTTCTACTTCAATGTTCGCGTCATTGCCAACAAAGATATTACAAGCACCGTTAACAGAAATGTCTGCACGACCTGCGATAGATATCTTACCGTTACGGTCAATAATTTCATATGAAGATCCCTTGGTTCTTTTTACCATAGATCCATTAGAATCAATTTCAATGTATGTCCCGGATTTATGGTATATGTGAAGTCGTTCTGAGCCTGGGGTATCATCAACTTCAATAATATGTCCAGATTCTGTCTTACTT